ATGAGTGAACTGCATTTTGCACTAGCAGAGGAATTAGAAAGACTTGCGGCAGGATATCGTGCCTTGGCAAAAGGTGAGTTAGATCCAGATGAGATCACTCTTCAGGACATTAGCATCGTGCTCACAGAGAAAATGCAAAAAGGCAGAGTATCTGAAATTAAAACGTTACTCAAAAAATATGAGGCAGGGAAATTGGTGGAGGTAAACCCGGAAGACTATATGGCCTTTTACCAAGAAGCCAAAAAGTTGTAAAGGAGGGAAAGAAGTTGATAGATGATGTTGTTTTAAATATTGCAAAGGACCTTAGGAAGTTGGCAACTAGCATAGAAAAACTGGCAAAAGAAAAGTCAACCAAGTGCAAAGAAACAACAACTACTCTACAGGAGATTACTCTAGAGGACGTTAGAGCAAAGCTGGCGGCACTGATGCAAGAGGGCAAACAAGCAGAGGTTAAGGCGCTTTTACAAAGACATGGTGGAGAAAAGCTCTCAGACATTCCAGAAGAAAAATACCCGGCACTCCTTGAAGATGCGGAGGGAGTATAAATGGCAAGACAGAAGGTGAATTGCGCTTCAGGCGCAAGAGAGGCTGGCCTGGGCCATGCATTACTATCTGCTTCTGGCTCCGAGAAATGGCTTAATTGTCCACCCTCGGCCAAGTTGGAAGCTGAGATAGAAGAAAAGTCCAGTGAGTACGCCCAGGAAGGCACCTTTGCCCATGCTTTGGCTGAGCTTAAACTAGCCCGCTACTTAGAAAACATTACTGCTCTTAAGTATGAGAGCAAACTTAAAAAGCTAAAGCAAGACAAATTTTACAGCCAAGAACTAGAGGACGATGTGCAAACCTATGTGGACTTTGCCATTGAAAAAATCAATGAAGCAAAAGCTCGCACCAAAGACGCAGTAGTGCTTCTGGAAGCCAAACTGGATTACAGTCCCTGGGTGCGAGAGGGTTTTGGCACCGGGGATCTAGTGTTGGTGACTGATGATGTACTGGAAGTGGTAGATCTTAAGTTTGGAAGAGGGGTGCAAGTTTCAGCGGTAGATAACAGCCAAATGCGGCTTTATGCCTTAGGAGCTATAAATCATTTTTCTGTCCTCTATGACATCAATATCGTAAAAATGACCATCCACCAACCTAGGTTGGATAGTATCTCCTCTGATGAAATGGGAGTGGACGAGTTAGTTAACTGGGGAGAGAGTGTTGCCAAACCAAAAGCAGCGTTAGCCTCTAATGGTAAGGGCGAGTTTAAACCCGGCGAACATTGCCGTTTTTGTAAAGTGCGCTTCACCTGCCGAGCCAGGGCTGACGAGCATATGAAGCTCGCCCAGCATGACTTCAAAAAGCCGCCTCTTTTAACCGACGAGGAGATCATTGAAGTCATGGCAATAGCTGATGCACTACAAAGCTGGGTTAGCGATGTCCAGGCTTACGCCTTAGACCAAGCCGTAAATCATAACAAGGAATGGCCAGGATACAAGCTGATTGAGGGCCGAAGCTACCGGCGATATGAAGACGAAGCTCAAGCGGCAGAAGTTTTAATGGCGGCAGGCTTTGGTGAGGACAAGATCTATGCCAAAAAGCTGCTGGGCATTACGGCCATGGAACGGCTGGTGGGCAGGGAGCAGTTTAATGGGCTGTTGGGGCCATACATTAAAAAGCCCCCTGGGAAACCAAAGCTGGTCAGTGTGGATGATAAACGACCGGCAATAAAAAGCACAGCTGAAATTGATTTTAAGGAGGAAATATAGATGTCAACTAAAGTGATAACCGGTAAGGTTAGATTTTCATATGTGAATGTGTGGGAGCCAAAATCAGTAAACGGCAGTGACCCCAAGTATTCGGTTTCTTTAATCATTCCCAAAAGCGATAAAGAGACATTAAAAAAGATTAAGGCTGCTATTGAAATAGCTAAGAAAGAGGGGCTTGCCAAGCTTGGCGGTAAAATCCCAGCCAATCTTAAAACTCCCTTACGGGATGGAGATACCGACAGATCTGATGATGAAGCCTATGCTGACAGCTATTTTGTAAATGCCAATAGTTTCATTAAGCCTGGAATCGTAGATAAAAATGTTGAGCCTATCTTAGATCCGACTGAGTTTTATTCAGGTTGCTATGGCAGGGCCAGTATTATCTTTTATGCCTACAACGTCAACGGGAATAAAGGTATTGCCGCAGGTTTACAAAACCTACAAAAGCTCGAAGATGGTGAGCCGTTAGGCGGCAGATCCAAGCCTGAAGATGATTTTGAACTCTTGGCCGATGATGCTCTCGACATTCTCGAATAGCATGCTATCCATAGATATCGAAACCTACAGCAGCGTAGACCTCGCCAGATGTGGGGTCTACGCTTACACCCAGGCGGCGGATTTCACCATATTATTGTTTGGTTATACCTTTAATAACGACCCAGTGCAGGTTATCGATTTAGCTAATAATGAGGCCATCCCAGATGAGATTATCAGTGCTTTAACGAACTCAACTGTAATCAAAACAGCATTTAATGCTAACTTCGAGAGAACTTGTCTGGCGCAATATCTCAACATACCAATGCCACCCCAGCAGTGGTACTGCAGCCAAGCTCATGCCTTAACCTTGGGTCTACCGACAAGTTTGGAGAAGGTGGCTAAAGTGTTAAATCTATCCACTCAAAAGATGCAGGAGGGGAAGGCGCTAATCCGATACTTTTCAATGCCTTGTAAACCGACCAAGTCTAACGGTGGCAGAACTAGAAACCTTCCCCACCACGATAGGGAGAAGTGGACTTTATTTAAGGCTTACTGCAAACAAGATGTGGAAGTGGAAAGGGCCATTCGGCAAAGGCTAGAGCGCTATCCGATGCCGGAAAAGGAAATGCGGTTATGGTACCTCGACCAGCGCATTAACGACTACGGAGTTAGGGTAGACCAAAGGCTGGTGGAAAACGCCATTCAATGCGATGGAGGTTACCAGAAGAAATTGATGAAGGAAGCCACCCATTTAACCGGGCTGGAAAATCCCAATAGCCCTACCCAGTTAAAGACATGGCTTCAAGATGAACATGGTATCAAAGTGGAAAGCCTGGCCAAAGCAAATGTGGAAGAACTGCTAGCCAAAATAAGCAATCCGACAGTGAAGCGGGTGCTGGAACTCAGACAGGATATGTCCAAAACTTCTGTTAGAAAATATGAAGCGATGGAACGGGCAGTATGCAAGGATAGGCGGGTTAGAGGGTTGTTGCAATACTATGGAGCCAACCGAACGGGACGCTGGGCGGGGAGGCTGGTGCAGGTGCATAACCTTCCTAGAAACAACATGAGCGATTTGGACTTGGGCAGAAGGCTTCTCAAGGTTGGGGATTATGAAGCTCTGGAGCTATTGTTTGACAGTGTGCCTGATGTATTATCCCAACTCATTAGAACAGCTTTTATTCCCTCTCCAGGATGCCGGTTTATTATATCAGACTTTAGTGCCATTGAAGCTCGGGTTATTGCTTGGCTGGCAGGGGAGGAGTGGGTTATAGATACCTTCAAGGGGCATGGCAAGATTTATGAGATGACCGCCAGCAGGATGTTTGGGGTGCCGATGGAGCTTATTGTTCGGGGTAACCCGGAATACGAGCTGCGGCAAAAAGGTAAAATTGCTACTTTGGCCTGTGGCTACCAGGGTAGCGTTGGAGCCTTAAAGGCCATGGGAGCTTTAAGCATGGGGCTATCAGAGGATGAGCTGCCGGAAATTGTTGCAGCTTGGCGGCAGTCTAACCCGAATATCGTAAAACTCTGGTGGGACGTGGAAGAAGCAGCTATTCGAGCCGTAAAAGATAGAACAGCGGTCAATATGCGATATGGGCTTAAATTTTATTACAAAAGCGGAGTGCTATTTATCAGATTGCCCTCAGGTAGGAGTCTAGTTTATGTGAGGCCCAGGATTGAACTAGATGAACGCTTTAACAAAGATAAACTGACCTATGAAGGTGTGGAGCTGGGCAAATGGTGTCGGATCGATACCTATGGGGGGAAAATCACGGAAAATATTGTCCAGGCCATTGCTAGAGATTGTTTGGCCGAATCTCTCCTAAGGCTGGATGCCGCCGGCTATAAAATCGCATTTCATGTGCATGACGAGGTGGTGTTGGATGTGCCTTATGGCTTTGGCTCACTTAAAGAAGTGGAGGCAATCATGAGCCAACCGATTGACTGGGCACAAGGGCTACCCTTGCAGGCAGAAGGTTTTGAGAGTGATTACTATATGAAAGATTAGGAGGTTTTCATTCATGAGAGATATGAAAATATTTAACCATAAAGAATTTGGGGAGTTAAGTATTTTAATTATCAATGGTAAAGAATACTTCCCCGCTAGCAGGTGTGCTGCCATCTTGGGATACACCAATACCAGAGATGCGATATCCCGTCATTGTCGTGGGGTCGTGAAACACGACATCATCGATAATCTAGGTCGAACACAAGAGACGAACTTTATCCCCGAAGGCGATCTTTACCGTTTAATTATCCGCTCCAATCTACCCAAAGCAGAGCAGTTTGAAAGATGGGTGTTTGATGAGGTGCTGCCTTCCATAAGGAAATTTGGGCTGTATGCCACTGATGCCCTCATTGATGACATCTTAAATAATCCTGACTTGGGCATTAAGCTGTTTACAGAATACAAGCAGGCCAAAGAAAGAGCCAAGCAATTGGAGCTGGAGACTGCCAAACAGAAGCAGATTATCGGCGAGCTAAGACCTAAAGCTTCTTACTATGATCTGATTGTACAAAATAAATCTTTAGTTCCCATCACCAAAATTGCTAAGGATTACGGCATGTCAGGCCGGGCCATGAATAAGCTGCTTCACGAATTAGGAGTGCAGTATAAGATGGGCAACACCTGGCTTTTGTACCAGGACTATGCCGATCAAGGTTATACCCAATCCAAGACCCACACCATTGATGCCGAAAGAAGTGTCATGCATACCTATTGGACACAAAAAGGCCGACTGTTCCTTTACGACCTTTTGAAAAATAAGAGGGGCCTTTTGCCGGTAATTGAACGCAAAATCGCTTAAAGAGGGGGGGAGAAGCATGGATAAAATTAACCCTGACCACTACATGACAGGTGGCATAGAAACTATTGACTTTATTAAAGCCAAGCTCACTGAGGAGCAATTTAAGGGTTACCTAGCAGGAAACGTCATTAAATACCTCTCCCGTTTTGAACATAAGGCCGGGGAGGAAGATTTACAAAAGGCTAGGTGGTATCTAAACCGGCTGCTGGTGGACAAGGAGCGGAGAAGACCTGTCATCTATGTCTGCTCTCCGCTCCGGGGAGATGTAGAAAGAAACATCCAAAAGGCCATCGCCTACTCCCGCTTTGTTTACAGCCAAGGCGGTATCCCTTTAGCTCCTCATGTTATCTTCACCACTTTCCTTGATGATACTGTTCTCGAGGAAAGGGCTGTGGGTTTGGACTTGGGCTTAGAGCTATTAGAAAAATGCGACGAGCTGTGGGCTTTTGGAGATAAGATTTCGGAAGGTATGACCGGTGAGATTGCCCGGGCGGGGGAATTGGGCCTTAGGGTAAAGAGGTTTAATAGCCAACTGGAGGCTGTTGCTTTATGACAAATGTAATCGCCCAAACAGCCCAGCAGCTACTTAAACAAGGTTGGCATTGTATCCCACTGCAGCCTGGGGAGAAAAAACCTATAGAAGCTAAATGGCAAGAACGACTTATTAAAGCGGAAGAAATCAATCAAGTTTTTACCCCGGACCGCAATATCGGCTTACTTTTAGGGGAGCCTTCGGACTGGATTGTAGATATTGACTGTGACACGCCGGAAGCTGTAATTACCGCCAGCTACCTAATGCCCGGGACAGATCTCTCCTTTGGCCGAAAAAGCATCGGGAAAGCACATTTATTATACCGCTGCCTAGAAGCACAAACTGTCAAGTTCCAAGATCCTATAGAGAACATTACCATTTTGGAAGTTCGCAGTACCGGTAGTCAAACTATGATACCACCCTCAACCCACCCTACAGGCGAAAAGGTGATCTGGATGGGCCAAGGCAAGCCCAAAGAGCTGGCTAATGTCGAGCTGGTTAAAGCAGCCCGGCTCACAGCGGCGGCAGCTCTTTTGGCCCGCCACTGGCCAGAGGCCGGGGCCCGTCAGGATACCGCTTTACATCTCTCCGGTGCTCTGGCCCATGCCGGCTGGGGCTTGGAAGAGATAAAAACTTTTATAGAGGCCGTGGTGGATGCTGCCAAAGATGATGAAGCAGATATGCGCCTTAAAGCATTAGGCTATGCCATAGATAAACTGCAAAAAGGAATGCCCGTTAGCGGTTGGCCAAAGCTTGCCGGAATAGTAGGAGATAAAATTGTAGGCCGGATGCGGGAGTGGATGGGTATTAGCTCGGTTATCAATGATTTTGGCAGTGGAATCTTTCGCCGTACAGATACCGGCAACGCTGAACGCTTAGTGTTTCACCACGGGGAGGAACTTCGCTATTGCTATCAACTGGGTAAATGGCTCATTTGGAACGGCAAGCACTGGGAAGTTGACGATAGTGGTGAGATTTACCGCAAAGCTAAAGATACAGTGCGCCGCATTGGAGCAGAAGCTATGCAAATTTACGATGAAACTGAACGCCGGGCAATGCTCAAATGGGCTATCACCTCAGAGTCCCGCACCCGACAAAGAGACATGATTACCCTGGCCGAAAGCCATCTGCCGGTGGCTCAAGATCAGCTGGATACAGATCCTTGGCTTCTAAATGTGCAAAACGGTACTTTAGATTTAAAGACCGGAGTGCTGATGCCTCACAACAGGAAGCAACTGTTAACTAAAATCTGTCCTGTGGCCTACCATGAATCGGCTAGCAGTGAGCTTTGGGATAGCTTCTTAAAGCGGGTACTGCCAGATGAAGAAGTAAGAAATTTTGTCCAGCGGGCTGTAGGCTATAGCTTAACTGGGGATTGCGGCGAAGAAGTGCTCTTTTTTCTCTACGGCACAGGGCGTAACGGCAAAAGCAAATTCATTGAAGCCATCCAGTATGTTATGGGTGATTATGCCAGTACCACCCGTCCTGAAGTATTTATGGAGAAAAAGCACGATACCATCCCTGTGGAGTTGGCAGCTCTCAAAGGAGTGCGTTTTACCAGTACCGTGGAAACCGGCTACGGCCAGCGCTTCGCCGAAAGTCTAATTAAACAAATAACTGGTGGGGATGAAGTGCAAGTGCGCTTTATGCGCCAGGATCCCTTTACCTACAAACCTCAGTTTAAGATCTGGCTAGCCAGTAACAACAAACCGGATATTAGGGGCCGGGACCAAGGCATCTGGTCTAGGATCATGTTAATCCCTTTTACAGTGACCATTCCTCCAGAAGAGCGAGATAAACAACTAGGAGAAAAGCTTAAAAAAGAAGGTGAGGCTATTTTGGCTTGGGCGGTAAAAGGATGTCTAGCTTGGCAAAAGGAAGGCCTCAATCCCCCGGAGCAAGTGTTGGATGCGGTGAGTGAATACCAGGAGGAGACAGATAGATTGGGTGAATTCTTTGAGGACTGCTGCAGCTTAAACCCTTTAGCTAAAACCACCACCAGGGATTTATATAGCGCTTATGAAATGTGGTGTGCGGATAACGGGGAAATACCGGTTAGGAAAATTTCCTTCTCAAGGATGCTGGGGGAGCGAGGGTTTTCAAGAGTGAGGATTGGGACCACTGGTTCCCGGGGCTGGGCTGGTATAAAGGTGGCAAAGAAAAAAGAATCAGGACCCGGTGAGGTGTTTGACATTTTAAGCTAAGAAGATAAGGGCTGATAGCAGTTAAGGTAAAAAGGTTTTATAGCGTAAACTAAAATCCTATTTGCAAACTTGAAAGTAAGTGTCAATAGCGTCAGTTTATAGACCATAATTTGGAAAATGCGGACACACAGACGCTAACAGACCAGAATTTCTATATAACTCTTATGTAGCTATTTTTCTATATGTCTATAGTAAAAACTGCGTCTATAAGTGTACAGTGTCTGGATATAAAAATGACGCTACTGACATCAAAAGCAAGGTTAGTATTGAGAGTTAATAATTAAATGATTGAATTTGGAAAATGATGTCGGCGGTGTCACTAGGGATAGGTGGTTCAATTGAGGGAAAAAGAAATCGAAGCAAAACTGAAAAAGGAAGTTGAAAAAGTAGGTGGACTGGCCTTGAAGTTTATTTCTCCAGGAGTGGCCGGTGTGCCGGATCGAATTGTGCTTCTGCCCTATAAAGTGATAGCCTTTGTGGAGCTTAAGGCACCAGGGGAACAATTGAGACCCCTGCAACTGAAAAGAAAAAAGCAGTTAGAAAAATTGGGTTTTAAGGTTTATGTTATAGATACTATTCAAGCGTTGGATGTTTTTTTGGGGGAGATGATGGGATGAAGTATATTCCTTACGATTATCAGGAATACGCTTTGAAATTTATTTTGAATCGAAAAGCAGCCGGTATCTTTTTAGACTGCGGTTTGGGCAAAACGGTGATTACTTTAACAGCTATCGCTGAACTAATGCACAACTATTTTGAAATAGCCCGGGCGTTGGTGATTGCTCCATTGCGGGTGGCGGAAAATGTATGGGACGCTGAAGCTAGGAAATGGGACCACTTAAAACATTTGCGGATTGCTAAAGTGTTAGGTTCAGAAAAGGAGCGCATTCAGGCGTTAAACACCAGTGCCGATATCTGTGTGATAAATCGAGAAAATACAAAGTGGTTAGTTGATTACTACAAAAAAGACTGGCCCTTTGACATGGTGGTGTTAGATGAGCTCTCTAGCTTTAAATCCCACCGGGCCAAAAGATTTAAGGCTTTGCGCAAGGTGCGGCCTTTATGCAAACGAGTAGTAGGTCTAACCGGTACTCCGGCTCCCAACGGACTCATTGACCTATGGTCACAAGTTTACCTTTTAGATAGTGGCAGGAGGCTAGGCAAAACCATAACCGGTTACCGAGAACGCTATTTTTTGCCCGATAAGCGCAATCAGCATGTGGTTTTTTCCTATAAGCCTAAAGAAGGCGCTGAAGAAGCTATCTACAAAAAGTTATCGGATATCTGCATCAGCATGAAAAATAAAGACCACCTAAATATTCCGGAGCGCATGGACAATATCGTGCCGGTTAAGCTGCCGCCAAAAGCTATGGAGCAATATCGGCAATTAGAAAGGGAACTGCTGCTACCACTACTGCAGGGTGATGTGGTGGCTGGAAGTGCGGCGGTGCTGGCCAATAAGCTCTTACAAATAACCGGCGGGGCGGTCTATGACGAGCATGAAGAAGTGCAGGTGCTCCATAACGAGAAACTTAAAGCCTTAGAGGATTTGGTAGAGGCGGCCAATGGCAAGCCTGTTTTAGTCTATTACGCCTACCGTCATGAGTTTGAGCGTATACAAAAGCACTTTGATTGCCGGGTGCTTGATAAACCGAAAGACATCAAGGATTGGAACAAAGGTGAAGTTCCGGTGATGCTGGCCCATCCCGCCTCTGCCGGCCATGGTTTGAATCTCCAGGATGGCGGCAGCACTATCATCTGGTTTGGCTTGCCCTGGAGCTTGGAATTGTACCAACAAGCTAATGCCCGTATTCATCGTCAGGGCCAGAAGAACACTGTGGTGGTGCACCACTTAGTTGCCAAGGAAACTATAGATGAAGACGTTATGCAGGTATTGGCTAACAAGAAAGCCGGACAAGAAGCCCTACTGCAGGCGGTAAAGGCTCGGGTGCGGGACATCTACCAGGAGGTGAGCTAACTGTGCAGGACTGTTTTGCTTATAGACGAAATAGCTGCAGCGCCTTGAAAGTGAAAAAGTGCGAAGGCTGCAGTTTCTATAAAACCAAAGAACAATATTTACTGGATCAAAAGAAAGCCCAAAATAGGATCTATGCTCTGGATGGAGATAAGCAGAGACATATTTTCGAGACATATTACGGCGGCAAACGGGAGGTGTTGTAATATGAATGCCAAGGAATATTTATCCCAAGCCCTCTGGCTTGATCAGAGAATAAACAGTAAGCTGGAACAGCTAGAAACACTAAGGGCACTGGCCATGAAAGTGTCTGCCAACCTGACCGAGGAGAAGGTGTCCGGCAGTAATAATATAAAAAGCCACATGGAAAACACCGTTGTCAAGATTGTGGATTTGGAAAAGGAAATTAACGAGGATATCGACCGGTTGGTGGATGTAAAAGCTGAAATCATGGAAACTATTAGTCAAGTGGATGATCCCATCTGCCAGCTGTTGTTGGAGATGCGATATATTAGTGGTAAAGCTTGGGAGGAAGTTGCTAGAGAACTAAATTATAACGATCGATCGGTTTTCAAGATTCACGGCAGGGCGCTAAAGAAAATCAAGAAAATAAAAAGAGGGCAGTAAAAGGCAGTAAAGGGCACCCGTGACGTATGCTATAATGTAAGATGTAAAGGCATGGAAAAAATCAAGAACACCAGATGCTGTTTGGATATGCCTTGGGACAGATCGAAACGACTCCTAAGGAAACACAGCATTCTTGATGAAGCCCTTGGAGGTTAAATTCTCCGGGGCTTTTTCTATGCCCATTAAAGAAGGTGATTAAATATGCCCAGAAAACCATTAAAACCTTGTCGCCATCCCGGATGCCCGGAGCTGACCAAAGGAAGGTACTGCAGCAAACATCAAAGACAAGTAGATAGGGAATACAACCGAAAGCATAGGCAACACCAGGAGCTATACCAAAGTGCCCGGTGGCAGCGTTTGAGGAGGCGGCTCCTGCTAAAATATCCTCTTTGCGCAGAGTGTGAACGACAGGGCTGGATTACCCAAGCAACGGTGGTGGACCATATCAAACCTCACAAAGGTAACCCGGAACTATTCTGGGACGAGGATAACTTGCAGACTCTTTGTAAATCTTGCCATGACCGAAAGACTGCCAAGGAAGGCCGCTGGGGAGAAAAAGGGAAGGTTTACACTTACTAACCTTGGGGGTAGGGGGGCATTAATCTCTACAGCCTTTGGCCCCAGGAGCGGCGGCGGGGCTTTGCGCAAGAATTCGCAAAATTCAAGAGGGGGGGTATAAGCGGCGAAAGCCCGATTTTATAGGGTTTTGGTGTTTCAAAAGAGGTTAAAAACAATGAGGAAAAGGAGGTGGCCATTTTGGAGATCAAGCGTATCCCGTTAGACGAAATTAATCCGGCTAAATACAATCCCAGAAAGGATTTAAAGCCAGGGGATCCGGAATATGAGAAGCTCAAAAAGTCCATTGATGAATTTGACTTGGTAGAACCGTTGGTGATGAACAAGCAGGGCAATGTGCTCATCTCCGGCCACCAGCGCTTAAAGATCTTAAAAGAACGAGGCGATACGGAAACAGAGGTTTCAATAGTTGACTTGCCGCCTGAACGGGAGCGGGCTTTAAACATTGCCTTAAACAAAATCAGGGGCGATTGGGACTTACCCAAGCTGAGCGAGTTACTTAAGGGCTTAGACGATGATTTAAAAGATATTACCGGCTTTGATGCCGAGGAGATAGATGAGCTTTTAGGTTTCAAAGAAGAAGTCGAAGAAGACAACTTTGACGAGGAAGTACCGGAAGAACCCATCACCAAACCGGGAGACCTATGGCTTTTAGGTAATCACCGGTTGCTTTGTGGGGACAGCACTAAGTTGACCGATGTAGAAAGGATTATGAACGGGGAAAAAGCCAACTGCGTCATCACTTCTCCACCATATGCCATGCAGCGAAAAGACGATTATGGCGGTATCCACCCGGACGAATACCCGGGCTGGTTTTTCCAAGTAGCCAGTAACATTTACCGGGTTTTGGCAGATAGCGGCTCCTTCTTTGTCAATATCAAAGAATACGTGGAAGATGGCCAGCGCTCCCTTTACGTTATGAAAACCATCATTGCTTTAGTGGAGGGCGGCTGGCGCTATGTGGACCAGCTGATCTGGACTAAGCCGGGCTTACCTGGCGGCTGGTCTAACCGCTTAAGGAACGACTTCGAGCCGGTGCACTTTTTCACCAAGAAAGAAAAAATCGACTGGATGGTGCAACTTGTAGAAGTAGATGAGGAAAGGCTGGAAACTCTGCCTTTAGATTTGGTGGATATGTACGAGGATCTATTCCACTTTACTAAAACTAAGAAAATCAAATTTAATCCTCGAAGCGTAGGTAAAACATCGGATAGAATTCGGGTTTCCGGCAGTGGCAAACAGACAAAAGGCCGAACCGGTAACATCACAGTCAGGGGTAGATTCAAAAGGGGGATTGCCAGACCTGGAAACGTGCTTCAGATACCTGGCAACACACATTCTCTAAAACATTCGGCTATTTTTCCAGTAAAGCTGCCGACCTTTTTTATAAAACTCACCACCGGTGTGGGGGATAACATCTTCGAGCCTTTTAGCGGCTCT